CGGTGAATTACATCAGGGGCGGCACGGTGAATTACATCAGGGGCGGCACGGTGAATGACATCAGGGGCGGCACGGTGAATGACATCAGGGGCGGCACGGTGAATGACATCAGGGGCGGCACGGTGAATTACATCAGGGGCGGCACGGTGAATGACATCAGGGGCGGCACGGTGAATGACATCAGGGGCGGCACGATTAAAACCGTCCAAAACATTTGGGATCTGGTCATCAAAACCATTTCAAAATCAGTTAAAATACTTGACGACAAAAGATAATATGAAACCCAACCAGCCGGAAACAGCCGTTGCCATCGTTCCGAAGCATGAAATTGTTCACCATGCGCCAATAGACATTGAGGCGATGTTCAAATATGCGATTGACAAAGGCGCAAATCTTGACGGATTGATGAATGTCCGACGCGAGCTAAATGCCGAGCGGTCTAAAAAGGAATACGATTCCGCTTTATCTGCCTTTCAAGCTGAATGTCCGGTCATCATAAAAAAAGTGAAGGGCGCGACGGGCGCATACAAGTTCGCTCCACTGGATGAAATTATGCCGGTCGTTCAACCGATTTTATCCCGCCACGGATTTTCTTTTTCAATAACGAGCGAAGTTGAATTGAAGTGGATTAAAGCCTTGTGCAAGGTGACTCACGCGGGGGGTCATTTTGAAATCAGCGAGTTTAAAGTCCCGACCGATGAACGCAATACGATGATGACCGACCCGCAGCGTTACGCCGGTTCTCTTACGTTCGCCAAGCGTTACGCCTTTTGCAATGCTTTTGGAATTATGACCGGCGACGAGGACAGGGACGCCGCGCGCCAAAAGTCAAAATCAGTCAGCGCAAAAGTGGCGACACCAGCAACGCTCCAATGGTTTCTTGAACAGACGAAGCTGATTCACAAGCAGCTAATCGCCTATGCGATAGACAAGGCGTTAATCATGCCCAACCAGTCGCTTGAAGATTGGCCGCTTGAAAAATGCCCGACGAGCAAAACTGAACTGGAAGAACTCAAAAAAGAGGTTCAAGACCATGCTTAAAAATTGTGTCATCGCGGGCTTGCAGGTCAACAGCGAGGCGTATCACACTCAAAAGGTTGAGCGCGGGACTCCTAAATTCATAATGTCTCCGTCGTCTCTAAAACTTTTCAATGAATGTCCAGCTCGCTGGATAGCTGGCTACAATCCGCCGGACAGTGACGCAAAAGCGTTTGGAAGCCTTTTGGACACGCTCGCGCTAACGCCGTCGCAGTTTCCAGAGCGTTACGCCGTGAAGCCAGCGACCTACAAAGACGCCAAGACTGGCGAAGAAAAGCCATTCAACATGAACGCGACCATTTGCAAGACGTGGGCGAGCGAGCAAGAAGGCAAAGTCATCGTGTCCAACGGTGATTATGTCGAGGCGCAGACAGCCACAAAACGATTGATGGCCGACGAAACGATTGCCGAGCTAATCAACTGCTCGGACAAACAAGTTCACGTCGCTGGCGAGTGGCACGACAAGCCAACCAGCCTTGTAATTCCAGTCCAATGCCTGATTGACCTTGCTCCAAAGGCAGATTCGCCATTCCAAAAGTCACTATGCGACCTTAAAACCGTCCGCAATGCGTCACAGAGGCCGTTTGCGCGTCAGGTTTTCCAATTCGGCTGGCACGTTCAGGCCGCGCTTGACCTCGCGCTCTACGGGGCTGCTACGGGGCAAGACCGCACTGATTGGCTGTTTGTCGCGCTCGAAAACTATCCGCCATTCCAGACAGGGCGGCGATTGCTGGCAATGGACTTTATTGAAATCGGGCAACAGACATTCAAACACGCTCTTGGACGCTACGCCAAGTGCCTTAAAACTGGCGTGTGGCCGTCTTACGACCCCGCCGAAGAATTTTCACTTGTGCAGGCCGAGCCTTGGATGCAATTCGAGGCAATGGGTGAAGCAATGGAGCATCAAGTCGAAGAAGAAATGGCCGAAAACAACGACGTTCCCACCCCATGATTTTATGACACCTGAAACGAAAACTTTGTGTAACAGGCTGCTTGCACTTTATTTTGTTGGACGACCACATGGTAACGACTGCGATTGTTCACATTGTGAAGCATGGGATGCAATAGAAGCTGTGCCGGAGAGCGCGTTCAATGGATTAAGCCGAGAGCTTGAAGCTGATTTCGATGTGTTGGAGGCGGTAAAGATGACGAACGACGAGGCCACTCCATCCGGTGGTTCTGCATCGGGCATTGAGGCTCTCGTGTGTGCTGACATCGCAAAGCGACAAGACATCGGGCTGCGGAAATATGGCATGACGCTCGAAAACAATCCCGCCAAAAGGCTGGAACGGCTACAGCACGCATACGAAGAATCTCTCGACCTTCCGGTCTATCTGCGCTGGGAAATCGAGCAAACCAAACGCTAGATGCAGAACGTGGAACTCTGCGGATCGGCGGGGCGCGAGAAGGCGTCGGCATCGGGTGAGGCTCAATGCGCCCCGTCCGATTCGCAGCAGTGACGGGTTATAGGTCAACATCAACAAACCAACAAACACGAAAGAAAAAATATGGGACTCTTTGGAAAACTCATCGGCACTGCGCTCGACGTGGTGACATCACCAATCGCCATCGCAAAGGACGTGATACCCGGTGCTGGTGGATATATAGACGGCCACCGCAGTAAGACCGGCGAGAAAATCGAGGAAATCGGCGACGACCTCAAGGAAGTGCGCGAAGACCTTGAAGACCTCTAACGATTAGCTCACGCATGACCACCGCCGAAATGACAACAACGCTGCCAACGCCGACCGACTCACGCCAACCTGAAGGCGCGGTGGACATTGCGTGCAGCGTCTTGTTAGACCCCAAGATCGTGAACTCTGACTGTCTAATCGAAATGCCGACGATGCCCGCGCAATCAGTGGACGCGATAATCAGCGACCTGCCATACGGGACAACCAAGTGCAAGTGGGACTCTGTGATTCCGTTTGCGCCGATGTGGGCAGAGTTCAAGCGGCTGCTCAAACCCAATGGCGCAATCATCCTGACGGCAAGCCAGCCATTCACGTCGCTGCTGGTGGTGAGCAATCTGGAAGATTTCAAATACTGCTGGGTGTGGGAAAAATCCAACCCCAGCAACATCGCAAACTGCAACCGGATGGTGATGAAATATCACGAGGACATCTGCGTGTTCTACGCCAACCAGCCAACCTACAATCCGCAAAAATGGCAAGGCAAACCAAACCACGGGCGCGGTAAAATGAATGGCACAAGGGCAGGCTCGATACACAATTCGGGTATGCTCTGCATTGATGACTTTTCGGGCGAGAAACATCCCAAGAGCATCATCAAGATCGAAAATCCAAGAATCAAAGACCAACACCCGACGCAAAAGCCAGTGGAACTCATGCGGTATCTGATACGCACCTACACCAATCCCGGCGACACGGTGCTAGACCCGTGCTGCGGTAGCGGGACAACCTGCCTCGCCGCGATGCTGGAAGGCCGGAAATCCATCGGAATCGAAAAGGACGAACAATATGCCAAAATCGCAATCAACCGGATTCACGAGGCGCGTGGCCTTGGGGTCTAACAAAGCGATTATGCCTCACTCAAAATCAACCGATTGAAGTTATGGCTTGGAATAAAAAGGCTTACATATTTCAGAAGATACGGAGGCATTACAAGCACAAGGCTCTGGCCGAGTTGATTCCAGAAAATGAGAGTGTTTTCTATGCGACAAAACCTTCTGCCGACGCAGTTGTAATCATCCGAATCAAAGGCCAGCCACAAATGCAATTCAGCACTTACAAAAACCCATTTGGAGGCTGGACAATCTCACCGACACTGGCCGGTAAAAAGGTTCAACAGGTTTTGATGCGGGCTTGACATTGATTTTATGCGTTTCCCAAAACATTACGGCAGCGAAGGATTTGACTCGGAAGCCGCCGACCGTCGCGCTGATTGGCGCGAGGAGCAGGCGCGGGAGGCTCAAATCGAAGCCGAGTTGGACTGCCCAAACAACCATGCGAAGGTTGTTGATGGAAAATGCGTCACCTGTAAAAAGTGGATTGGGTGATTATCACCTAGAGCCGAAAGGAAAAATTATGACCAACGAACTGAATAAATCTGTGGCTGTGTTGAAATCTGTCTGTAATTCGATGGATAAACACGACCTTGTTCGCATCATTGATAGCGGCGAGGGAATTGATGTTGAACTAGAAGATTTGAAGTCCGTTGTCGAGGCGGCGGGATTGGTGACGGAGTTGGTTGAATGGATTGAAACCAAGTGCCAGCCAAACGCAAATTTTACAGGACAGGGACACAATATGTGCATGAGCCAAGACGACCGAGATCATGCCAATAATTTACTCACCCGCGCCAACCAGATTTTAGGAGAGAAACCCAGTTGAGCGGAAAATGAGTTGAAAAATAGTTGTTGCGATAAATGAGATTATGTGTTTAATTTTACTTGTCAGTGGCCGGTGTGAAAACCGCGCTTGTGAGTGTAAGAACGCTGGCAGATTCAATTTGCCGCTCTGGACGATGCCCGATAAGGGCTATCGGGCTTCCTCACAAAAGCTTTTTCACCCAGAGCGGCTTTTCTTTTCTGTGATTCGCCCAGAGGCGAGCAGGACTTCAAAGCACACTCCCGCCATTGGCCGTGTAACCAACGAGAATCGCGTCAGGCGGCTCGCTGGCGAAGGCATGGAGCGCGAGAGGGCAACCAACGCGCCTAACAAAGCCTCGAAAGAGGGCAATGCCGCCAGTCCACGAAAGCAGACAAGGCTAGTTTGGGCAACCATGAGCCGAGGGCGGAAAAACTGTGAACGGCATACGGCATACCGAAATGGATGCGCCAACACTGAAATTGTTCCTTGTGATGCAAGGGCAATTTCTGTCCCGACACCGACACCCGAAATAGAGGTCAACATGAGCAAAAGAAAAGATTACAACCGATATTTGCAGTCCGACCACTGGGCGGATTTAAGAAGGCGAAAGTTTTCTGAATCAGGCCGGAACTGCAAAAACTGCGGCTCTGTAAAAGTTCCCCATGTTCACCACATAAATTACAGGCATTTGATTGATTGCACATTGGATGATTTACTTGTCTTGTGCAAAATCTGTCACGACGACCTTCATTGCGGCGCACAGATTCAAAAGATTGATTTGGCTGGCGTTGAGTTGCAGATGATTCGAGCGATAATTTTCAGCTTCCGACTTACAGACGAATATCGGAAGCGTCAGGAAAGACTTGAACGCAGGCGGCTTGGAATAAAGTTGGTTCAGCCAGCAAAAAACGCCGAAGGTAAAAAGCACGGCAAGATTTTCAGGAAATGTTTGCGCCGTTGCCGGCTCGAAAAGTATTCGGTTGCTTCAATTCAGAATTTCATCGCCGAGGCACAGAAAATTGTCGAGGAAAGGAATCTACGGAACAGTGTTTTAAGAAGTAATTACAGTTAATTTATATGAATTCAGCAACACAGGAACACGCGGCCAATTACGAGAAGCATCTCGCTGAATTAAGACAAAGCGCAAATGAATAAAGTATTAAACATTTTAAGCGATGGCGGTGGAGTTCAAACTTCATGCTTGCGGCTTATGGTTGAGGCAGGAGAGGTTATACCGAGACCAGATTTAAGCGCGTTTGGAGACACGCAAGGCGAGCCAAGAGCAGTTTATGAATGGAGAAAATACATGGTTTCACTTACAACCATTCCGATATACGAAGCCAGTTCTGGAAACTTGAAAGAGGATTCCATGAAGATTTTCACCAGTAAAAAGTCAGGCAAGCGTTACATGAAGGGCTTGATTCCTGCGTTCACCCTTAATGCTGATGGAAGCAAAGGCTTAATGGGTCGGAAATGCACGCCAGATTACAAAATTATTGTTGTCGTAAGGCAGGCGCGGAAAATGATTGGAAAGGTTAAATTTAAGGAGTGGAGAGCCAAGCATAAGGCGGCATTAAAGCAGATTTCAGAATATAAAAAATCACTGGCAGAACACAAAAAAGCAAAGAAGTTAAAATTATCAATCCTCCCGGTTGTTTTGCCTTATCCAATGGCCGCAATGGATGAATGTAAAACCGACGCGCTTTGCATAATGTGGATTGGCATTTCAACTGACGAAGCTGACAGAATGAAAGACTCCCAAGAGCCATGGATTAAAACTAGGTGGCCATTGATTGAGAAGAATATGTCGCGGCAAGATTGCTTGGATTGGGTGAAGAAAAACGGACACCCCGAACCGCCGCGTTCCGCCTGCATTTTTTGTCCGTTCCATTCTGACGATGAGTGGATAAGGATTAAAAAAGAAACGCCGGAAGAATTTCAGGAGGTTGTGCAATACGAACGAGACTTGCAGGCCGCGCAAAGAAACCAAGAGCAGCTTCGCGGCGTGCCGTTTTTACACGACACTTGCGTTCCCATTGACCAAGTTAAATTTATCCCGACAGAGAAAGGGAGAAAGCAAATTTCTCTTTTCTCAAACGAATGTAACGGACTTTGCGGCGTATGAGCGAATCACTCCAAACCTACCACGACTGCTTCTGCAAATGCACCGGCCACGAATTGAATTTTCAGGTTCAATCCCGCCGCTGGTTTGAGTTTCAAAAGGCTGGCTACACCGTCGAGGATTTGAGAATCACTTTGGAGCATTTGAAGGCGAGCAACCGAAAGAACGATTTCAAATACTCACTCAAGATTCACAACGTCATTGGAGATTTGGAGAAATTTGATTCGATATGTGGTGAAGCAAAAGCCATAGAGCGTAACAGACGGCCTAAACCAACGAATCGAGAAGCCGTTTTGCAATCATTCAGTCCGACGATTGGCGAGACGAAGGGGAGTGGAAATATGCGTCATGTGAACGAGATATTTGTTAAACCGCCGATGAATTAAAAATTATGAAGAAAATAAAAGATAAGCCAGCAACATTAGCCGACCAAATTAAGGTCATCGAAAGAATGATTAAAATGTATGAGGGTTCATACAAGGACGGCATTGGGAAATACAAGGGTCAAATTAGACCCAGTGAGCCGCGCAGGGAATACATTGCGCTAAAGGCGGCTTGGACAACGCTAGATAAAATCTGGCATTTGGGCGAAGTGACGAAGAACACCTTAACCAACTGACAAAGGAGAAATAGAGTATGAAAACAGCCATTGAATTTTGTGGAAATTTAGCCGTCTTGGTTGACTTGAAAGATTGGAAAGGCATTGAGAGGGCTGTAACCGAGAGGGATTTAGAAGCCAAGAAAGAGGGGATGAAGATTGCCGCAAAAGAAATAATGTGCGTCAAAGGCGAGAATTGCGACGAGGATGTTTGCGACCGTCGCGACCACGCAAAAGAGATTCTGTCAGCCGCAGAAAAATTAACCGCCTGATTAGATTTTATGAAAATTAAATGGCAACCAATTTCAACCGCGCCGACTGATGGCACTCGAATAACTGGAAGAATCCAGCATCGAAACAGCCAGTCAATAATTCTGCGCTCTCAATACCTGACAACTTGGTATGGAAAAGCATCGCACATTCCGCTTTACGGATGGTGTCATGGGCGCGTGGAAAATGTTGACCTGTGGCAACCGACGCATTGGAGGCCGCTATGACCGACGACAATTCATTTGGCTATACGACGGACAAAGGCTTTCCGCATACGATGGCTGCGTCAACCAGCATTGAGCCTGATTGCGCCATTGAAAAAGCGTTTGAGCGCGTTAAAGAGGCGCGTAAAAAGAAAATCCGTGAACATTATCGGAAAAAGGAAAACGAGCGCAACTGGCGAAGTCCCGTGAAAGATTGACCTGTGAAACCAAAATTCTATCTTTCAAAGATTCCAGCCGGAAGAAAAACGAACAGGATTCGCGGGGCAATCCTTGGATTCATCCGCGAATTTATCCGCGCTCGCCATATCATAACATGGGAAAGCATTTCACCCCCGCTGGCACACAGGCAGGCATTGCACGCCCTCAACCTGCTTAAAAAGAATGGCGAATTGAAGATAACCAAGGCCGGAAAGCGCGGCAGGATTGATTCTAGGCCGACCGTGTATTCAACAACTGACATTCCGGCAGCGAGATGATTTTATGAGCGCGAACGGCAAAAAATACTGGCGTCCTGATATTCGTGGAGACCGCTATCCAATGGTCGAGACAAAGCTGCATCATTGCCTCACGCCGCGTTGCCGCCGGACGGTGAGCAAGGAGAAGGAAAAATCACCTTTTTGCTGGCGTTGCAGGTTCAAAATCAGGATGAACACCAATCCTCGAAACCGAATGGCAACAAATCGCTCTTTGGGTTGAGAAGAAAATTCCAAAGAACAAACTTCATGCTTACATTTGGTTTATGACAAAGCTGAATTACAAATCATCAAGTGAAGTGGATAATCTTTACAGTGTAATCAATGCTAACTACGCCACCCGCGCGACCGCAATGAAGGAGTCTGGGTTATGACACTAAAATTATCAAACGCACTTGCTGATTTTCTGCAAAAGCAGAAATTATTAAATCATCAAATCGGCATGGACGTTATTTCTACTCGTGTCGAAGAAATGGCAACGGAAGCCAATCATGCGATAACTAAACTACAAGACTTGCTAGACATCGAACCCATTGATAAATAAAACCGCAATGAAGGAAGCGAGGATTAAAGTTTTATGAATACAATACTATCAGTCAAGCAAGCACAGGAACAAAACGTATGCCGGATTTGTAAAAAGGACGTAACAGTAATAAATCCCGACAACCCTTTAATTCTTAATTTTGGAGACGAGTATGCCCATAAAAATTGTTTGCCACAACCCACAACCACCCCAACAATAGAGACGGATGCTATCGTCCGTCCATTTTATGGAATGGATGTTTCAACTGAAGAAGCGTCTGCTTTATTAGACCACGCCCGCAAACTAGAACCTGAACGGGATTCCAAAACGGCAGCTTTGGAAATGATTCTGAAAATAATTGATTCGTCCAAGCACGTTGACCCGCTGACTGATATTCATAATCTGGTTAAAAAAGCACTTGAAATCCAGCCGAAATAGCCTATGCTAATTTCATGCGACAACTTGAACCAGACTTCCCATGCGCCGAAGGCCGAAAGGCTACTTCGCGGTTTACGCCGCAGTTGTCGCATACCGGCGCGTGGGGACTTCCAAAATGCGACAATGAACACAACAATCAAGCACGGCCACAATCGGCGCGGTAAAAAGTCCAAGACTTACCAATGCTGGCGGGACATGATAGACAGATGCAGATACCCCGCCGCGCACGGCTACAACAGATACGGCGGACGCGGCATAAAGGTTTGCAATCGTTGGCTGAAATCTTTTCTGAATTTTCTTTCTGACATGGGCGAAAAACCAGATGGCATGACGATTGAGCGGAAGGACTTTGACGGACATTACACGCCAAAAAATTGCTGCTGGATTCCAAAGAAAGACCAGCAGAAAAACACCTGTCGCACAATCTTCCTGACCCACAACGGGAAAACTCAATGCCGCCGAGATTGGGAGCGAGAATTGGGATTAAGTCGCGGCACTATCAGGCACAGAATGTTGTGCGGCTGGACTCTCGAAAAATCCTTAACCAAAATAAAATGAATACTTGGCAACAGCAATTTTCACCAGCAGGACAAACCCGCGATTGCGTTCACGGCCATCTGGCTCGCTCGTGCAATGTTTGCGAGCTTGAGCATGAAGTGTTTGACCTGCAAGCCGAACTCACTCAACTCCGCGAGGTGTGTGATGAGTTGGCATTAATTACAACATGCTTTCAAGAACACACCGAACTCATAAATACATTTGCTATTGTTGGTGACAGACATAATGCCTTCAAAGCCCTCACCAACTACTCCACCCTCCCACACGTCATCATAGCGAAAGGAAACAAACAATGAAAACAGCGGAACAAATTCAAAAGAGACTATGCAAAGATAGTTGCGACATCGGTATAGAAGAAATCAAACAAATCCAACTCGACGCCTACAAAGCTGGCTTGAGGGATGCGGCGGATAAGGCAAAAACTCTAATCCTCAATGTTAATCCAAAAGTTCAAGGCTATGTGAGAATGGCAAGAGACGTTTCAGAAGCCATCCTCACCGATGCCAATAACCGAACGAATTTGTCATGAATAAACAGAAGTGGAGAGACCGTGCGATGATATTTCTATTTTTAATGGGATGTCTAATGATTCTTCTGAAGGTATTTGTTTGGTTCTGCAAATATGCCAATGACTATACAGGACAATAATATGACCCCACAAACCCAAGCAGAACAAAAGACGAGAGAGTTACTAATGGGCTTTCAAAATGCAATGGATACAACTGGCCAGGATATTGTTCCATTCATACACGAGCTTGAACTCCTAATCCAAAAAGCCGATGAGAATGATAGTATTGTCAAAGCATTACCACCAACATTCTACGCCGATTTACCACTTTACAAGCGTGTTGAATTTATGTGGGAACAGTGGAATAGAGCAATTAAGTGCTTACAGGAATTAGAGCTTCAAAACGATTCCTTAAAGGAAAAAGCCGATGCGTTGGATTGGGTGCAAGAGAATCACTTTACAATCATGGCTTGCCATCAACCTAAAACTTTTATGTGTGTTTCAATGGGTAAGCCAAGCGGAGTAAATACATCACTCCTCTCCGCAATCAACCAAGCAAGAAAGGAACAACAATGAAATACTTAATTCAATACACAGCAATAGCACTAATAATTGGTGGCATAGTTTTTGGCGTTGGTTATCTCAAATGGCAAGCGTATCACGAACGATTCCCACAAGCGTCTTTATGGACTTTCTTTATTAAATAAAATGACCATTTCCAATTCTCAATTTGACCAGATGAAGGCTCGAACGGATGCAGCGATTAAGCGTGGCAGCTTCGGCTCGGTGGCGTTAAAACCGCACACCGCTAACGCCGAGCCGAAGTTGGTTTGTGGGCGTTCAATCAATTGTCTGGTCATTGAGGGTCAGATACGCGGTGGAAAAAACAACATGATTGTCACGCGGACAGGATTGCATTTCCCCAAGCCAGCATGGGCGAAGTGGCGTGATGAAGCTGTTAATCAGGTCAAGCCACAGTTGCCAGTAGGATTCAAACCATTTTCAGAGCCGATTAACGTGCGCCTGACGTATGTTTCGGGCGACAATAGGCGTAGGGATATGCCCGCGATTCTGGACAGCATCTTTCATGTATTGGAAAAAGCCGGAGTTGTCACCGACGACACGCTTATCTGGGTGTCAGAATCCAGCCGCGCCTATGACAAATCGAAGCCAAGGGCGATTGTTGAATTTCTGAAACATTTTTTGGGAGGAAAATATGAAGGCTAATCAAATCAGTGACGAGGACAGGGAGGCCAATTTGTTCGCCATCGCCCTGCTTATGCCAGAAGAATTAGTCCGCAAGGAAGTGGCCAAACTGAAACAACCGCTCGACTTGTCGGACGACAATAAAGGCGTGAAACAACTGGCTCAAAAGTTTGGAGTCTCGATTACGCTTATGGCAATGCGGCTTGGTGAACTTTATTTACCTTGATTACCTGTCGCCGTTAAATGAACTTTCCCCCGCTAGATTTACAGCCTGATAAATCGTCTCTGCAATCAATTCCGGCACTTGGCATCCGAGCATCATTTCTTTCAGGAGCAAGTCGCATTTGGATTTAGGGAAAGCAGCCTTGACCCATGCCGTGCCGCTCCAAAGGAGCATGGTGTTTCGATACATGAAGTCATGGGCTGCCGCTGCAAGCCCATATTCCGCCCCATTCTCGCCCTGTGGTGGCAGCAATGACCAAAGCGGCCTCGGTATGCTCGCCAAGTCCGTAAATGCGTCCTTCGGCAGACAAAGCAACTCGCCATCAATTGTCAGGTAATAAACCGGAGCGGTGAAATCGAATATGCGGAAGTCGGACGTAATAACTGACGCAATTCGAGTCGAGAACTCGCCCGCTGAAAGGTGAAATCCACAGATTGAAAAAGTATCAATCATAAAATCAAACTCGCGGTCTAGGCGAAGTTAAATCCACGCTCAAGACCGCGATTGTTTTCATCCGACATAATCAGGGTGAACCAACCATGCAGGAGAAATTAAAACGAGTAATTTATGCCGCTCGAAATCAGCAATCCCCTGTCGCCGTGAATGTCTTCAAAGGCATAATCAGCATCAAGAAACTCGCCGAGATGCGCGTTCTGGCGATATTCCAGTCCGGCCTTTCCGCCGATGAACGGCTTTCCGTTCCAGTTGTCGTATCCGCCGATGACACCGCCAAGCCATGCCACGTCGCCAATGGGCTTGCGATAGACGCCTTCGAGGTAAGCTCCGGCTGTTCCAGACTTGCCAGCGTTATTGCCTTGCAGCACGCCGCCTCCAAGCCCGATGTTTGACCAGCCGAACAGGCCGTATTTGTCCACGCTCAACACCGCGACGGCCTGACCGCTGTTTTGGATGTAGGCCACGCCTAGGCGGGCATCAATCTCGTTTGTGCCGTAGTAGCCGATATTGGACGGGTTGTTCGCCTGAATCCATTGTGACGCGACATTCATGGCGTCCTGCGGTGTGGCTGGTGCGATGATGGCGTTTGTTCCATCGCTGGTGAGCGCATTGACGATGAAGTGGATTGAGCCATCGGAGTTTGTGACCTGACTGATAAAGAACGTCTGGCCTTTATAGCTGACAGCCTGACCTCCAATCAGGTTTGGCAGTTGAACGGTGGGAGTCTGCGCGTTGCTGATTGTGACCATCGCCAGGAAAAGAGCGATGCCGATAATTGATTTAATTTTCTTCATGGTTTGGTTTGTTTTCAATTTTGTTTTCTTTTTCTTTTCTTTCCATCTCAAACGCCCTTCCAAACTGGAAGGCAACTACAAACAAGTAAATCGTTATTAAAAATGCAATCATTTTCTCTTTCGTTTCTTAATCGTCGGATAATGACGCTCGAAATACTTTGGTTTGGGTTTTCGTTTGCGGGGCATTTCAGTTCACCGCGATTCTAAATGCCCGTATGCCGATTATGATAAACAGAGCTAGCCACGCTCCGCCATAATAGAACCGGCTGTTTGGGTTTGTTGGAGGTATGGCGACGATGCCCAAGACGGACAGAACTAGAATCAGCCAATAAAGGATATTTAGGAACATAATTTTACAATGCTTTCGGTGGTTGCGCCGCTGTCGGCGCGTTTGGTGGTGGTGTTAAAGATTGGGCTGGCGGCGGGATTGGAACAGCGGCGGCAGGTTGTTCCATCGGAACGGCGGTAGGGCTGGCGGCGGCTTGTGACAGCTTGGCGATGCTAGGATTCACCTCGCGGGCTAATTGAGCCAGAACCAGACCGAATTTGTTCACTTGCCAGCCGTCCGGCAAAAACTTTCTCAAATCTCTCGCAATCGTTGGCAGTCCAAAATAAAGAAATGCAGCCAAAATAAGATACTTCAAAGGGATTGTTTTCAGGATTTCTACAGGGATGCCGGTATTCGCGCTGACGTAGGCCAATAGAGCGTCGGGTATGACAACCCCGTTAGTTGTCGTCAAGGGCGGTAAAGACGGCTGCAATGACGTTTTAGAAACGAAAAACCCGTTGCTGAAAGTGGTGAACGAATCACCAGCGGCATTTGTGATGTTTCCCGTGAACATTCCATTCTCGCCAACGGTCAGGTTGGTTTGCCCATAAGCCTTGTGGCAGGACAAAAAGAAACTCGCGACGATGATGATGGCGACAATCATTGCCGCCCTTAACGATGGAATTATTTTAGTCATGGTCGCTTTTAAGTTGGTCAATTTGCTGCTGTTTTTGTTCGAGGTGCTGCCCAATCCAATTTTCGTCTTTGAATTGTTTATCCTGCAAGCAATACTGCTTCACAACAATATAAATCATCGCACAGCCGAGCGCAATAGCCCCGATGGCCTTCATATTGCCCTTGACGGCAAGGATAAATCCAGTCACACCCCCAAACCATATCGCTTGCGACCTTTTCATTATGGCCGCAAACGAACGTGGTTTGGGATGGTGTTTGGGAGGCATTTAGCTTGCCGCTGGTGTATTTGCTGTGACAGCAGCCGAAAGCTCGGTGTCATTTGCCGCCAGTGTGGTTTGCAGGTCGGAAAGAGCCTGCAACTGTGCCGTAGTTGCACCCGCTGCGCTGGCCTTTGCAATAGCCGCCGCGATAAGTGCGGGGATGCCTTGGATGAGCGTGAGCGCGGATTTCTCCACGGTGGTTTCGTTTGTGACCTCGGTTGTCAGGTCGGTGATTTGTGCGTCCAGTGTTTGTTCAAGTGCCATAATTTTACTTTCGTTTAAGTCAATCCGGTTAAGGATTATTTTTGTGTTTTTCTCTATCACTTCTGTCACCCGACAGAGCAAATCTTTTGAACTCAAGTGTGACCTGCGCCACTCCATTATCTCGGTGATGGAAGCCTCTTGGACTTTCTTCATTATTTCAAGAGGGGATTCTTCCATAAATCATCGCTCAAAAATTTTAGTGAACAGCGCAACACAGCCGAGCTTTATGGCTGTGAACGCACCGCAAACACCAGTAATAGTCCAAATCACTTTTTTCTGGTTGTTCTCAAGATTGGAAATTCTTAACGAAATCGTGTTTTTTTTACCTTCAATCTCCTTTCCATCCATTCCGATTCCATAAAGGTCTTCAACAATCCGATTGTGACGATGGAACAACCCCGGAATCCCCTTGATTGGGTCGCCCATCAAAACCTCGTAAATCTCGTCAATTTGTTTTTCGCTTCTTGGGGTCATAAATCATTGCGGATAAAAAAGGTTCGGTTTCAGGTTCAAATTAGTCCCTCGAAAGAACTGAATCGCCAGTCCGGTCGGCAGGTCAATCCCGTTCGTATCAACATTGGTGAACGCCTGCCAGTGCGACAGGTCGCTGCTGCTCGCCACGCTACCGCTGCCGGACAGATGGTATCCGGTCAGGATTGGCGGATACGGCGGGAAATGCGCCTCGTTAGAGTTAGGCGATTCAACAATGTTCGTCGTTCCTGAAACAAAGGCGTAGGCCGTGCTGACGAAATAGTATCGCGCCACCGTGCAAGGCCAGAGCAGCGACAAGGTTGCCTGCGTCACGTTGCCCACGTCAATCATGCCGTTCGTGTAGCTGCCGGACGCCGTGCCGTAGTATATCCGGTAGCCAGCGACGAGCGGCGACGTGCTGGCGTTCCAAGCCAGCGTCACGCTGTTTGTCGGAACACTGTTCGTCGGCGGCGGCTCAAGGATGGCCAGCGGCTCGGACTTGGACGTGGCGGCGATGCTGTCCATCGGCAAAGGCGGCAACGCTGCGACCGGAGCCTGCGCGACCGGCTGGCTCGGCTGGTTTGAGGCGCAGCCCGAAAGCATCACTGCTAAAAACAATATCGCCAGTTTCACAGCAGAAACCTCCACGCACAATAAACGATGACAACGGCTATCGCGGTGCCGACCAGAGGTTCGGCGAGGAACGCCTTGATTTTTTCAAGTTTCATTTCGCGCATCCTTTCTGCGACCAAACCATCAACACCAGCAAGGGGTAGAGCAGGCACAACACCGCAACGCTGCGATATTCGCCGCAGTGCCAAGTGTCTTTGATGAGTGAGTTGAGGGTGGTCATTGATGAATAACCATTCCCTCAATGGTTTGGGATGTTAAAGTCGCCGCCGTGAATCCAAGTGTGAATGAAGTCGTTGTCCTGCTAGTAACCGTAGCCCCGACTAAATCATTTGGAGCAGTTACATTGTAATTGGTGTCAGTCATTGCGATGGGCAGGTTGACCTGCAAACTTGTTCCTGATATTAGAGTCGCGTTCGTCGCGTAATTCTCGCTCTCGCCTAATGTCGCAGCCAAGAAAAACTTGGAGGCATTGGAGGCAATCTTGCTTAGCGAAAGATTTCCCCCTGTCAAAGTTACAGTTGTTGACCCTGTTCCGGCTTGAGCTTGGAAGTTGGTTGAAGCATGAGGGAATAGATTAACATTGTTCCAAAACGCCAAATCTCCCGCGCCTGCATCAATCAGGAACGGCGAATTGTCCAAACCATAAACGGTGAAATTATTGAACGTGCTTTGACCTCCTCCGCATTTCACCGCGCCGCCCGCAGCTATGTTCGTTGACTCGTAAAAAATCGTGACGTTCTCGTAGTAATTTGTCTGCGGGAACGACGCTGTGCCTTGTGTGAAAATGCCACGGATAATTCCGGGCGTGTTTGTTGTTCCAAAATAAATCGTGAAGTTCCTAATGGCGTTGACTGACCCAACGGATGGTGCGCCACTGGCGGTTGTATAACCCTGCAAAGTTGTTGCCCCATTTGTCTGCGAAGTTCCGAGCAGCGTGCAGTCAGCCGATCCACCGTTTATCAACCAGTTCAAATAAGTCACGTTCGCGTTCCAAAATGAACTCGCAGTATGAAACCGGCAGTTGACGATATTTGCCTGCGGATAAAACACATTCGGACAAAGATTGGTGTGGCGAAGATAAATGCAATTATCATCGCCCCAAAAATCGCAGTTGTTGAATATCGGATTTGTGATTGACTGAAAGCCATCGGTGTTATCAGTGCCAAAAAAGGCTTGGTTTATTCCGGCGTGGAAATAACCGTTGCTGCCGATGAGGTTGTTGAATATCGTCCAATTTCCCACGATTCCAATCGGCTCGCCAGTGCCACCATAGGTATTTGTGTTCCAGTTAATCAGTGTTCCACCATTGACTGTCACACCATTCAATGTTGCCGTGTTTGAAAAATTAACGACGCCGTGAATGTCCATCGTATCACCCCAAGCCGAATTTGTTGAAGCGACATTAAAATCGGCATAGGCAGTTTGTCCTCCATTGTGCCAAAGAGTGACATACCCAAACTTCGCCGCAATCTGCGCGTTGGCAATCGTCGCCGCGCCTGCGTTCGATGCCAGCCCGTTCGTTGCCGCCGAAAGTGCCGAGGTGGTGTTTGTCAGGTTGGCCGTGCCGGTGAAAGTCCCGCCCAGCGTCACACCCGTCTGCGTGTTGGTCAGCGCAATCGTCGTTGACGCAATCGTCGTCCCGCTCGGCCCGCTGCCGCCCTGGATGCGCCCCATGTTCGATTCAAACTGCGCGATGCGCGCCGCCACGCTCGCCTGCTTGTTCGTCGTCAGCGCGTGGCCGCCCCACAGATACGCCACCGTCCCCGACGAGATGTTGGACAAGATGTTGCCGAAGAAGAACAGCCCGTTCGTGCTTTGAAAGCCGTTCGTCACCACCTCGTTGAACGCCAGCGAGCCGTAGGTCGCCGTCTGGTTCGTGCCGGAGCGGTTGATGCTGATGTAGAGGTCGTTCGTCTGGATCGGCGCGCTCAACGCCTCATGGTTCGTCGAGCCGATGCCGTCCGAGAAATACGGCGGCGCACCGCCCGCCCACCAGTCCATCGAGGCGATGTCCACGCTCGGACTCGCGTTCGTGTCCGTGAGCAGCAACAACGGCTGCGTGCTGTTCGTCGTCTGCACCACGATCCACGCCGCGAAAAAGAAGTTGCTCGGACTCGCGCCCGTCAGCGACTTGATGAAGTTGTAATTCAGCCAGCCGTAACCTCCCGTGATGTTCGAGACGCCCAGCGACGTGTGCTGCGCGGCGTTCGTCAATCCGTTCTGCCAAGCGAGCGTGAAATTGGTTCGGCCAAGACTGTTCCCGTCGCAGATGGGCAAACCCGCATCGGCGAATGGTATCGAGAAGTCAAAATCATTCGTCCAAGTGCCGTCCGACTTCAATCCCGTCACAAGGACGTTCATCGCGGAAATCGTCTGCGCCGGTGTCGCCGGCGGCGAGACAATGACTCCGGTATAAAGCGCGTAAGTGTAGGTCAGCGTGAATCCTGTGCCGCCGTAACCGCTGCCGAGTTTGTTCCAGAACACAACTCCGGCTGGCACCGGATTGTGCGCGAAATAATTCGGGTCGGTGCTGGTGATGAACGTCGGGTTCGGCGCGACCGTCCCGCCGTTGTAGGCGATGTTCGTGATGGCCGAGTCGCAACCGGAGAAATAATTGATCACGTCGTTGTCCACGCCCACGCCGTTCGTGCCGGGCGTGTTCGTCGGCGCGTAGCCTACGAGCAGCGGGACGCCGTCCGCCGTGAAACTGTGCGCGTTGACATTGCCCCCGGCATTGACCCCGCTGCTGATATTCAGTTGCGAGGAGTTGGTGTTGTTCGCGATGGACGGCAGGGAATTGGGCTGGACGGTGAGGGTGACCGGATTCAACTTCGTGACCACTCCGCCCGTTCCGTTCGTCAGGTAAAAAGTGAATGTCGCGTTTGGCGGCTGGCCTTGAAAAAGAAAAACATCAGCCGAGCCGAGCGAGCCGTAGCTGCTGCCGTTTGATGGTATCACCGCGCCATTCGTTGCCTCATAATAAATAGACACATTGCTGATGCCGGTGAAAAATACAGATTCAAAATTTGTGGAATTTAGGGCAATGATTCCGAAATTATTTAACAAAGTGTTCGTCGGCGTCAGCGTCCATGTCGCCAACCCTTCAAACGTGACCGAGTTGGACGAATAAACGCCGCTGACGCCCGCTGAACCGGCATTGGAAATGATGATTTGCGAAGTGCTGGTCGGGACTGAAATCTGTCCATTCAACACCACGCCCGCGCTCACGTTCAGGTTTGAATTGACATCCGCCGTCAAAACCACCGTCGGACTCGGCACGGTGAAGATGGCGAAATTCGTGAAGCCCGTCACATACGGGATGCCGTTGGTATAAACCAGATACGACGCGCCGTTGGTCGGAATGGCCGGTGTGTTCAGCGTCTGCACGGATGTTGCCAGCCCGTTCGTGAAAATCCAGTTCGTCGTCGCCGCGTTGTAAAAGACCACGATGTCGCCGTTCGTGAACGTGTTGCCCGGCACACCGAGATAATTCACGGGTGACGGATAAAAATTCGCGCTGAAGCCAATGTCGGCCGGCCCGAAGATGCTCGCCACATACGGCGCATGAACCAGCGTCAGCGGATTCGTGACCGTCAGGTTGTTGCCGACGCCGTTCTGCGTCGCAATCCAGTTGCCGCTGTTGGTAGAACTCCCGGAAATTGCGATGATGGCATTTGTCCCCGCCGTGCTGAATGTTTCATTTGTGACAACTCCCTGAACCACTCCTCCCACCGAGGCGTTTTGAACCACATTGGTTGCTATCACTTTGACGGAGTTTGTTCCAGCCGTATTGAACGAGGCGTTGGTTGGCGTGCCGAATAATATGCCGCCCAATGTCACGTTGTCCGCTATCAGGGTCGCCTCATAGACAGCCACGTTCGTAACCACCGTCAGGCTGAAACTGTTTGTGGTCGCCAGTGACGCCACGATGTTGCTTACCTGCGTGAGATTCGCCAGATTGGAAACGGTGATGGTTGAGTTGACGATGTTGCTGACCGTGCTTGCAGAGACACCGTTTGTCGGACTGGTCAGATAAGTCAGGACTATTGAAACCGTCTGGTTGGATTGCAGGGTGTTCAGCGAGGCCGATGCCAGAGCCGAAAGGAATTGAGCCGTGAGATTCGTTGAATAAACATTACCGACAAGTTTTGTCCCGTTCATGTTCCAGTATGAACCATAGGCTGAATACGGAGGCGTGCCAGAACCGAAAGGCACAACCAAAGTCCACTGCCCTTCAAGAGAAGTATTGGCAAAGAAGCTGACGCCGTTGCTCTGCATGTAATAATTTCCGCCCGTAAGCTGGATGTTCCAATTGGTGTAAAACCTGTTCGTCCACATGGTCGAGGAAATGTTTTCCCAAGTAGAATTGCAGGCCGGAACCGTGGTTGAACCAAACGAGCCGACAAGGTTGGTCGTGAGATTGAAGTTCGTCCAGTTATTGAATTGGAGGTTGTTCACAATCTTTAACGCATTAGCCGTTCCATTTGTGCCTTGAACCAATGAGTTTGTCATGCCAACCACTGTTGCAATGATGCTGTTGCTGGTTGTCGAAACAAGATTTGTTGTGAAGGCAAAAGAATTAGTAGCGATGTTGTTCGTTCCAGCAACAAATTGATTCGTTGAAACTAAATTGTTTGTGATTGAACCTTTCACATATCCATTGGTAAGACCCGGCAATGAATTGGTGTAAAGCACGGTGGTTGGATTGGTATAGACCAGCGAAGTCATTCCATTGGTGGAAGCCTGCGTCAGAGTCGTGGCGATGGTTGTCGCGCTCGAAACCACTCCATTGCTGACCACCGTATCATTGTTTGTGGCATTGGAGGCCAGAGTCAGCGAGAAAGTCCGGTTGGCCTGATAGATTGAATTTGTCCCTGAAATGAATTGATTGGTCAGGACGTAGGACAGAAGCCAGTTTGGGATTTGATTTGTCGCCGCCGCCGCCGCATTTGTCGCCTGCTGAAACGCCAGGATTTGAAGCAGGTTGCTCGTTGAGAGCGTGAAATTAGTCCCGTTCAATCCAATCAAATAAATCAAGGCCGTCAGGTTGGTTGACGAACTGTTTGTGCCTGACGCCACAACCGATAATACATACGCCTGTGTCGCCAATCCGTTAGTGGCAACCGGAGTCAAAAACAAACTCGGATTGCTGGTCGGATAGTTTTGAGCATTGAAATTGGTAAGATAAGTCAGGGTGACAAATCCATTGGTCGTAGGCAGCGCGGGGGGATTTGTGATTTGGTTGTAATTTATATTCGTCCCTGAAAAGTTCGAGGCGTTATAGGTGACGATGTTGCCATATCCGTTTGTCTGCGTATCAACCGAAATTGTGACGGCGATGCCGCTTGAATTGGTCGTGGACGATACCGAGCTGTGTTGAGAGACAGCAACCGACGTGATGACGTTTGTTCCAAATCGCGTGAACGTCGGGCTATTGGTTGACGCGACTATCAAACCGGCCAGCGAGTTCGTCCCTGAAACAAACGCGTTCGTGAGCGTGTATGGAGCAACCGCACTCGCCACATAAGAAGTTGTCGCGTAAGTCAAATTGCTCGTCGCTATCTGCGTGCCAACCTGTGCCGGAGTGGTGAACGCATTGCTCGCCAGATTCAGGGTCGTGTAATTGCTTGGATTGGCGAACAGGGGATAAAATGTGTTCGAGGCCGATGAACCATTCAGGGCATATCGCTGGTCGCTTGTGGCAATTGCCCATGCCACTTGACCGGCTGGAAAAGTGGAACTTGAACCAGAAGCAAGCCGGTTCGAGGCATTAACAATCCCTGAATCGGTAGGCAATATCTGGACTTGAAAAGGGATTCTGGCCGGAGGCGCAAGGATAACCCCGTTCACCAGACCTACCGGAATGTTGGTATAAAAAGCCGTCCCGTTCGTTTGGGAATAGGCATACAGCAAATTTCCAACGAAAGGCGACTGACTCTGCAAGGTGATGGTGCGATTGGTTGTCGGAGAGGCATTGAAGAATCCCATGTCCATCTGCAAAGTGACTTGCGCCCCGACAGTTAAGATTGTCAGGACAAAGCAAAGGAATATGGCAATGCGATATTTCAAAGCAAAATCGCAACCTCCCCTCGATGCTTGATTGATTGTCGTTTGTGGCGCATGAATGTCAACTCGTTTTAGCCGGTGTCGGAATAACTGGCTTGACGGGTGGTTCGGGTTTTTTGGGCATACAACATTTCGGTTCGTGCGCCTCCACCATCGCCCAAAGGTCGGCTTCGGAAACAAATGCGCTTCCGCCCGTGGACGATTCAAAATAAAGCCCGTTCTTTGCCGTGCGCTTCCTGCGCGTGAAAGGCTTCTGACCTTTGCCCATGTTTGCCGTCTGTGTATTGTGAACGTCCGTGGATTGAGCCACTGGAACGGTTGCCGCCGAATCCATGGATTGGGCTGTGAGGGCGGTGATTATTTTCATGGTGGTGGATTTCCTCCATACGTTGCCGGAGGAGCATAGATGCAGATAAAATTATCGTCGGAACTTGGGTCGGTCGTGAAAGAAGTCGTGTTTGCCATGTAAAGGCATGGAAGACCGTTCTGGTCTGGGTCTGTGGCGTCGGTTGGGGTTTGCTTCACAAAGTCGCCCGGATAAAAAACCTGCGCCGAAATGTCGTCGTTGTCCCAATCGCCGCGATAATTTGCAGCCCCACATATTGCCGTCGTATAAAGATTGGATTGAATCGGTGGCGTCCCTCCATTGGCGAACATTGAGGCCGACCAGCGATTAAGGCAATGCGAGCTTAAAATCTGCATCGGCACCAACGGCAATGGATTTGACTGAAAATAAAACCCCGCTGAATTTAAGGTTGCGACCGGAATGATAAACGGGCTGTTCGCCTGCGTCATTCCCTGCGGATAAGGGTCTGCAAAAAAAGGTGTCCACCTTCTGCCCTTTATCCTTGTCAATGGCGTCTGGTCTGAATTTGTATCTGGCGTTATCTCAATCCAGATAGTAAATCCATAAACCCCGCCCTCATCTTCATTGCCCGGAACAACCAGGACGCCCTGATAAATCGGATTGTCCGGAAATCCAAATGTCTCTCCGTCATTTTCAAAAAATCCCCCCGCTACGCCAACGGTCGTGTTGCTTGAATCATAGGTCTGACCATAAGCAGAAAAATAATCAGGGGAATGGGAGGCGACAATGTTCAATGGACTGAATCCGTCCGTCCCATACCCCACTTCGACTTGTTGTGAAAAATTATTCAATGTCGTCCCGATTCCGCTTGGGACGGAGAAATACCACCGGACTTCCACCTGTCCATTCCTCACAAGCCATAATCTCCAGTAATCCGTGTTTGGATTCACTGTCGGCGGCGAGGCTGTAAAATCGGTCGGTTTGGTAGAATCTATATTTATCGCCGATGGGTTGCCGTCATTGTCAAATGTTGTGCCTTGAAACACTTCTCCAATGAGTGCGGACTGCGGCGGCTGATAGACTTTGAAGGGGTATAATAGGGGTGATTGCTCTTGCTGTGACAGCGGCGGTGATATGATTCGCCTTCTCAACTGATTCACTTGTGCAACCAGACGGGAAACAGTCGTGGCAAGCCCAAAAGTTGAACCATTGGTTACAGAGGTCTTCTTATGCTGATTCGTAAGGTCTTCACTATCCAGCGGAGAACGAAGCCCTGACCCAACTCCGAAAGCGGGCTTAACGGGTCTGTTGATTGGGCTGGTAGATGCCATTATGAGAATGTCTGATAATCAGATGGAGAGCTTGGCCTGTTAAAACGTCCGTAAAGCTGTGTGTCGAAATATCCAATCGCCGACCCGACCCAAGTTGCGGTTATCTTGAACCAAGTCCTTTCGTATTGAATTTCATCGGCCTTGCGAAGCCATGATATTACCGTTGCCCCATCAGAATTTCCATTGGAAGAATAATCCTGAGGATTGGCTTGGGCGTTGAATTTGAATATGTTGTCATCTCCCGCCACGGGATAAGAAATTCCACCCCTTGGGGGTAGTTCGGTAATAGGTCTGTCCGGCTGCAAGAAATAATCAGGGACAATGAATGTGGGGTCTTCCAGAAAACTTCCAAGGTTGAACAGCGGAGGAAGGAAAAAGTATTGCGACCATTTTAATTCGATTCCCGCTATGTATGGGGAATCTTCCATACGCCACAGCTTTGTGATTATTTCCTGCGCGGCGGCTCTAGCCAGTTGAATTGATGGATCGTCTAATGCGGTTGCATCCACCGAAACTGGTATGCTTTGGTCGTTAACTTGTCCATTTGCGGTTGCTTTAGGAGGCGGCGTGACGACGCCATTTCCGTCCTGAATCGTCGTGTCCTCTTGATAGTTTATTTTAGGATTAAAATTTGGATTCGGAACACTAATTATCCATCCTCCATTTGCAAGTGATGAAACTTGAATGTTTTGAATCTGACCGTTCAAAAGCCCATAAAGATTTGATGCGCTTGGAAAGAATGGCGTGTCTCGATATGCCTGTATGGCTCGAATTATAGCCTCTTTAACCTGACCGACGAAAGTTCCAAACTCATCGGTAGTCGGATAAAGATTCGGGAAATATCTTGGGTGTTTGATAATATCAATTCCCAAGTCAACGGTATTGACCTGAAATTCATCAGGCGGGGTATCAAACGAAAGCGATTCGGAAACTGTAATAAGTTTTCCGCCTGTGGCATCCATTGATTGTGAAGTGCAGGTAAGCACCCGCCAGATAAAATTATTCGAGTCAATCACGATAAGCCCCATGCCAATCATGTTGACCAATGTATTTATATCGTCATAACTTCCAGAGAATTTATGTTGCGCGGTGCATTGGACGCCCCGTTCAATAGTTGGGGAATCCGTGTCTTCTTGAAGGGTGATTTGCGTAGTGCCGCTTACGTCTGAAATAATAACGCTGCCCGCAGGAGGCGCAGTTCCCACTACACCAGTCCCGCCAGTCCCGTAAGGCGATAAAGGAACGGTTAAACCTATCGCCCTGTCAAATCCCCATGTGAGAGCGAATGGCATTATTTAGCCTTTGGAACTTGAAATGAATTGCTGGCGGTTTCCCCTGTTTTATTCGAGGCGACACAGCGATAATGCTTTCCTGACTCTGGCTTGAAATCCTTGTCTGCATTAGGAACATCAGCCCATGTTTTCCCATCGTCTGATTGTTGGATTTTTGCCGTCAATGGAATCTCGCTTTTTATTTTACCAGTGATTGAATTTGCATTGGGATGAGCCTCGAAAAATGGGGCATCCGTCAATTTTGAATCAATCTCCAACATGACGGAAACCAACTCGTCTTTTGGAATCAGGACTCCATCCGAACCGGAACGCAGGACGCAGACGCCATGCGTATTATTTTCAATCCGGCGAGGCTTGGAACGATTGCCAGCGACGTGATGATGGATGGTCTGCCTTTGACCGACTATCAGTGGAAAATTAGCATCCATCAATTTACCAGTGATGGTTATTGTGTCGCCTTCGACTTTGGTGACTAATTGAGTTATTGCTTTCATGGCTTAATATCCAGCTACATTGGGGTTGCGATTCATATAGAAAGTCCCGACGCTGGTTGATTTGTTTTGCGCCGTCGCCGCTTGGTAAAGTTTCTCAACTGCCGTCGCCGTCCGTCTTTGATATTCCAGAGCCTTGTCAGCCATGCCGCCGCCGATGATAAGACCCATTTTCTCAAAAGCTCCCACGGGAAGCTGTTTCATAAAGGATTGCGGCTGTCCAAACGTGTTCTTTTTATTAACTTCATCAAAAGATGCAAACGCCAGCTTTAAGGCCGCTGCAAATTTTGGGGCAATCAAGGAAAGCTCAAACTCAAAAATCTTTGGAAGAATCTTTAGAAGATTGGCGAACTTCTCGATTGCTCCGATTGTGAAATTTATTTCAGGAGTCAATTTGGTCGCCAAATCAGAGCCGAGTGCCAGTAAATTATATTCTAGAATCTTGAACTGTGCGGCGGTATAGGCCAGTTGCGGAGCGTTTCTGGCCAGCGTGTTCGCAGCATCGCTTAACTGGCGCATCACCGTTGCCGACTGAGCGAATCTTAAAACGTCTTTCTCGTCCACGCCAAGAGTGCTTGCCGTCATCTGGCGCAACGCGGTAAAACGAAGATTCAGTCCGCTTTCGAGGGACTTGGCAAACAGGGAGGCGGAGAATTGAAATGCTTTTTTTAATTCGTCAGCACCCCATCTCAAAGCCTCCATAACCAAATGAAGGACTTTTTTTATTCCTGTGATTAGGATGTAAAATTCAGAGAATCCGGCTGCTCCACCCGCGCCGAAAATACCCCTCGCGACACCTCCGCCTTTTCCACCACCGCCCGCCCCAACCGCGTCGGATAAAAGCCTTGATCCAATCCACGGATTGAACATGGCGGTTATGATTCCAAGACCCATCTTTTTAAGACGTTCCCGTTCCACATCGGCAATTATTGGAGGCGGATTCCCTTTGAATTTTCCAATGTCGTTGATGTCCGGCAACGCCATCACCTTCGCCAAATCTTTCCCACCGCCAAACTTTGAAGCCCCCTGAATGAATCCACGCGAATAAAATTCACCGCTTTTTTTACCGGCGTCGGAAGCCGCCGCGAACAATTGAGGGTTTCTGGCCATGGTGGAGGCGGAGGCGTTTCCAAATGCAGACATGAGTAATCCCTTGTTGGCTGTCGCGCCAAGTTGTGAGACCGCCCGCTGAATATCGCCCTTGTTGTCATCAATGACCTTTTTATTCTCTGGCGAGTTTATCAGCTTAAAGACCGCTCTTAATTCTGCTTGTCCCATATCAATTTATCCTGTTCGATTAACTTTTCAGATTCTTGTTTGACGTAACTTCCAACGTATTTTATTCCGACGAATTTATTCATCGGTTCATTCAATACCGCCGCCGAATACCACATCCAGCCTTCCGATAGCGGAAGAATATCCAAAACAAATTCTCGCGTAAAAGACGGATACCAATGAACCAATGTTGTCGCGTAATCCGCCAGCCAGCCAATGCCTTCCCCATCCGCCTTTGGACGATTTACCCTAGCCATTAAACTGTCTAGGCCGTCAGGTTCTTTTTTTTTAGCTCGGATTCATCGCTAGAACTAAATCCTATCTTGGTGTCAAAACTGGCTAAAATCTGTTTGGAAATGGCTTCCACGGCCTTCTTGGTCACAATCAAAGAATGAGCATCACCCATCTCATCAATGCAAGTCTGGCGGAATACTCCCCTGCCTTTGGCCTTCAATTCCCTGCATTGTTTTGGCGTATGAGTGAACTGCCAGCACATTTCCCATTCTTCTTCGTCGGTATATGGCACTTCATCTCGAATCTTTTCATCCTTCTGGACTTCCAAAATCATCTTGTAGATTGGCGAGTCAAGCCATTGCAGGATTGACCAGTCGGAAGCCACTACCCGCCTGACCCAAAGTTTATCTGACACTTGGATTGCATCGGTTAGAAATGCCTCGGCCAAAGCCCCCGGCAATGGAGTCGCCGCCGCCCTTCGATTGGCGTCCTCGGTTAATTGATGCTCTCTGGCAGTCTCTAATATCTGCGCGTCAGTGTCGTTCCCCATAATTCAAATTGGTTATGCTTCCGGTGGATTTCCGCCACCTTCAATCAGTGTGAGATATTCCGCAGTCACTTCACGTTTTCCCTCCACCTTGCGATTGGCGTTGTAACCGTTGCTGGTGACTCGGAATTGATAGACGGATGCTCCCGCTCCAACTGTGTCCACAAGGGCGATTAGAGAACCGGGGCTTGGCGGTGTCATGCTGGTATCGTCCACGACCGTAATCGTGTAATTACGACCCTGCCAGAGTTGGATGCGAGTGGCTTTTAATCCCGTTCCCTGCTCAATGTAGATGTTTTCAATCTCATCCTGACCGCGCATGGATTCGACGATGTAAAATCCATTGAATCCACCGCCAGAGCCGTTGGGTGAACCGTTGGACATCACGCCATCCGTCCCCCAGCGGATTGTCGTGTAGCCTGTGCCTATGAAGGCATTTGTGTATGAAGGCGGCCATGCCATAAAATTATTCCTTTAATTTGAATTGGGTTAAAAACACTTCGCATGGAACATAATCGCTCCGATACGGGTTGCCGAAATTGACCAGATAACACTCCGAATAAACCCCGCCGAGTTCCTTGGACGGTTCAAAGGCGGTTACTTTGGCCTCGACCGAACCTTCCGCGAAAGTCTTGCCGACTGCTTCCTTGTATTTTTCGTGTTTGGCTGTCAGCGCGGCAGCGGCTTCTTTTTCAATGCGCTTTTGTTCCAGACGCTCCTTCTGGCGTTTTTCAAGGTCAAGTTGCGCTTGCGTTTTAGCCGCTGGTTTAGGAGACGCAACCGGAGGAATCTCCGCTGTTGGAATTGTTTTTATTTCTTCGCTCATAAATTTATTCGTCTGGTGTCATTACGATATTGGGAAGGTCATTCTTCGTGCTAAAAAATAAATCCGCACAATCCATGACTTGAGTTCCAAGCCGCACATATTTCCAGCCCTTGTAATCGTTGCCTGCATCTTCACTGATGCCAAGCATGGCGCGACACATATCCCTGATATGCTCGACCGCATCCGTGAAAGGGATGGCGTTGCCGACTGTTTTTGAAATCGTGTCACCCCTGATTCTAGTGAAGCCACGCCCGCGCTTGACCCTGATAATCCAGTTTCGGGAAACGCGATGAGTGAGCGCAGAAATGTTATCATTGCTGCTCCACCTGTCCTCGCCATCGCAGAAAACATAGATGATGGGCTTCTGGCTGCTTTGGGAAGGCTGCATCCATTCGTCTTCTTTGGTGTGGACAACCTGGCAGTCGCCCCCATTGGCCTGCGCCCATTCAAGCAAAGTATCGGCAATGAAATTTGCCTGTGCGCTGATTTGAGTTTGGACATTGACCATTTCATTGTGTGGCTAAAATTGTTTCCAGCCTATCTCTCGCGGCCTCAAGGCATTTTTCAGTCGTGTATGGCGTCACTTCATCGCCCAGCATCGGAAAGAACGGGCGAGCCGGAAGCATGGTTTCGGGATTGCCGTTCTGCTGGTCAAAGCCATATTCCGATTCACATACAACCGATGCTGATTCCGGTTGCATGGATTCGTCAACCTTGATTGATTCACTCAATGCACCGGTTTCGTAAAGCGTGGCGATTGAACGTCCAACCTGCTTTTGATATTTCTTACCGCGCGGGCTGTTGCTCAAATCTTTCCATGGAAAAGATCTGTCTTCCCCTTCCGTTCCCAAATTGTTCTGCGCTGTAATCTTGAACGCAGTCGCCATCGCCGACTGACAGCCGGTGCGAATCTCATCCAGCAATCCATCGGGCAGGATATTTTCGGATTCAAGTTGTAGGTTGAACGTCATTTAATTAAATTCGCACGGGCGCAAGCTCTGGGGAAAAAGCCCATCACCCGCGCAGGCAAGGTTTTGACGCCAAGCCGAAATTTGTTAAAGGCTGTTTGCATCGTATAAAACGCTTCTGGTATTCCAAGATTGCCCCGCTGAATAGAACCGTTTGTATGTCCCGTCCAAAGGCGCGTCTCCGTCGCCGATTTGGGTCAATAAACCACCGTTGCCTGCTCGCCATTTGTCGTTATTCATTTTGTATAGATTTGTCTCTTGAGGCGACAAACGACGCTGCAAAAGGTCGTGACAAATAAGGCTCAACGCGGCTTCACGAATCTTTGCGGGAACAAAAGATTGACCGCCAACCAAGACAACCAAATCGCCACAGTTGTAATTTAATCCACCAGAAGCAATCGTCGGCACGGCGGTAACTGTCTGAGCCTGTAAAAGCTGTCCGCTTTCGTCGCTATATGGGGTGTTCGCATAAGCCACCGTCAGTTCCAGCCCCGACCCTTGCTGGCAGAATTGCCAGTTACAGCCCCAAAATCTTTCATTCGCCAGTGGGTCAAGGTAGCGGAGATAAACTGGAAATTGGTCGGCGGCGGGCGCGACGGAATAATTTCCACCCTCCAAAATAGTGAGTGCAGTCACCGTTCCCAAACCATCTGTTGAAATGCCCGTGACCTGAATGACAGTGACAGTCCCCGTCTGGACGAGTGGAATGGGATAAATTGTCGAGAGGTAGCCATTGATTTCCGTGGTGACGTTCTGGATGATGTTGGCGAGAATGGTTGCATCAACATTTCCAGTATTGTTGTCGTCCGTCGCCGCTATCAAATCCGCCGCACTGTGAAACTTTGCCTCAATCAATGCCTGTGTCGTGTAAGGCGAGGGAGCAATCTTGGCCGTTGAGATATACGCCGTCGGGTCGTAACCGTAACCGACACGGAATTGGACAGCCGGGGTTGTTAAACCCCAGCCGCCATAAATTCCAATGCCAAATTCATCAAACACACTTGTTTAAGCGTCAATCCAGCCGATGTTCACGATTTCACCGAGCGTCACCGTGCCAGCCGGAGTTGTGATTAAAAACTGGTAAAACTGATACGTTGAACCAGTCGGGTCAAACGCAAGAGTGAACCATGCTATTTGAGCCGGAGTGCCGCCCACGCCTCCGGTAAATGTTATGGTCTGCGAGCAAGTCGGGGTGATGAAGGCACCGGGGACTGCCGTATTCGGTGCGATGGACGCCGCGCCAGCAGTAAGCAAAGGCGGAGCGGCTTGCAAGGCAACCGTGATTCCTGTGCCGGTGTTTTCAGGAAGCGCAGGAATTGAAACAGCGATTCGACCAAGCCGCCAAGCGTTTGAATTAGGAGATGTCGCCTGCAAATCCAGAACCGGCGTGGTGACGTTCGCGCCAGCGGCGGGCAACGCCTGATTGATTGACAGGGCGGCGTCTTGTGCGCCGATGTTGATTGGTGATTGTGCTGTTGCCATAAATTATTTTTTGTTGAGTTTGTCCGCTTCTGCTTTTTCAGCAGCGGCCTTTTCATCGGCCAGTTTCTTTTCCGCCAGAGCCTTCGCCGCTTCTGCTTTTTCAGCAGCGGCCAACTCCCGCTTCGTCACGTTGACGGGATAATTCGGATGCGACGGATGCGCCTCGTCTTCTTTGTTGATGATTCGTGACATAAAATTTAATAAATGACTTTATTGCTTGGAGGATTCGCCCCCACATTTTCACTCGGAGGATTATAGACCGTTCCAAGCGAAATCCATGAACCGGCTTGAGATGTGACAGATTCTTCTACGAAGCCTGTCGTTGAAACTGAAATCACAGCCACAACCGCCGTCGTATTGGTATTGTTGCCAGAAACAACCACAACCGGAGGAACGGCATACGCATAGGCGAATGTATTGGTCAAAAGCGTGTTGGCGACAAGGGTGTTTGTGCCTGACTGCATCCGAGTTCCGCCGACATAAGCCTGCCAAGCGAACGAAGCATTGGTGCTTCCAGCCACAGGCCAAGAAAGCGTGAAATTCGTGGTTGTTATGGAATTGGTGATTGGCGTCCCATTGGTCAACGCTGAATAAACAACCATTACCGGAACCGTCTGAAACGGAAACGCAAATGTGTTCGTGATGCTGGTGGTGCCAGTTGCCGGAGTTATGACTCCGCTTTGAGGCGGGTTGACGCCCTCGTTACCAGTGGCGAAAATGTTCCATATAGAGCAAACCGCCACGGCTGCAACAAACACAGTTGAAAGAAATGTTTTTTTCATGTTTTTATTAGTTCAAAACGATTTGATTGCCGGGTTGGATTGAGTCCGAGACGATTAGCGGGATGTTGCCCATCGTCGGCAACCGGGTTGCGAAGTTCGCAATCGGGGCGATGCCGCCCGTCCAGCTACGGTCGCTGCTGTTCACAAAGTTTGTCACTGTGCGCGTGCTTTGCAGGGCTTGACCGGCGTTCTGCGTGGACAAAGCAATGTTCGGCTTGAAAGTAATCGGCCACTTGGCGAACAACTGTGCAATCAGTGAATCGGTAATCAAACCGTTGCCAGCCGTCGCCGTGCTACGTGTGTCAATGTTGATGATTGCTCCAACCGCGTGATATTGCGCCATGCTCAATCCTACAAAACCGAAAAGGTTTGAACGCCATTGCGTAGCATAGGAAGGATTTGCGGCAGTATTGTCCGGCGCGGCCTGACCCGGCAACATCACCCAAGGATTCATCACCAAGCCCTGACCACCACCAAACAGCCAGTGAACACCCTGCGGACTGGCTTCGATGAACCACATTGTTTCGCAATGTCCGGCGGTCGTGCCACCAGCGTCAACCACTTGGTCAATCTTCAGACCCGTGCGGGAGTCAACCTGCGTCCGCTGCATATAAAGGAAATCCTGCAAACCGACATGGCCGAGCGGGTCGTTCAAAGTGCCGAGATAAAACTGACGGCCAAGGTCGAGGGCTTTCTGGCGGATTGCCGCCTGCATGAAAATCGCCTGCGTGTAGGCCATCGGAGTTCCGTTGCCTTCACCCGCCTTGATGGTCGCTTCGTCAATCGAAAACGGACAATCCCACGGAAGCGCATTGAAGCGTTTCTGGTCGAGCGATGGCGCGGAGAATGGACGGCCAGAATTGACCTTGCGGAAACCGCCGTTGCTGCCGATGGCGGTCAAAATCGTGGCTTCGTAAAACGTGCCGGGAATTACACGGCCAACAACCATGTCGAGTTCGGGCGCGACGTTCACGATGTTGTCAACGACGCCAACAGAGCCGGGGTCTTGCAGGCGGTTAATCGCCGCGATGTCCTTGAGGGTGAGGTATTGATTTACCATAAAATTTTCGTGTTACCGTTTTCCGTATTGCTTGGCCGTGGCGTCTGCCAGAGTTGCACCCCCGTTGATTCTTGCGTTGGTGGCGGCGAGAAGGTCAACACCCGTAAGTGGGACTTTTTTGCCTGTCACCAAATCCACCTTGGAAAATTCGTCCACTTCGGGCGGTGCGCCTGTGCCGGTGTAAGTTGCCTTCGCAATCGTCGGCAAAGCCTGCGCGTTGCGGGCGAGAGCCTTGAGCATCGGCAAATCCATTTTCTTCAAATCGTCTTCCTTAACGCCGAGGCCGTCTTCACCGATGATGACGCGAGCCTCGTTTTTCATCTTTTGGATGATTGCGCCGCGTTCGCCTTCTATAACCGCAAGAGCGGCGGCGTCAGCGCGTTTCTGCAAGTCGCCAAGCGCGGTTTCGAGCTTGGTCAAGTCCGGCGCGGCGGGGGTTTTTTCGGAAAGTGTTTTGACGGTCGCGGCGAGCGTCTTGACCGTTTCGGCCAGCGAGTCAACTTTTTGGATTAGTTCGGCACTCATAAGTTTTTCGGTCTTGGATTTTTTGCAATCAGCGCAGGCACAATCAGAATTGTCGGGGTCGTGTTGTTTTTCGGTTTTGTCGAATTTGATTAAGGAGAAAACGGATTCGGCGTTGCACGGCAGGTCAACCACGGAAATTTCTTTGAGCAGGATTTCTGTGATTTTGTTGCCCGCCTTTTTCAGAGATTTTCCGCCGATGGAGAAGCCCTTCAAAATGCCAGCCTTGATTTTGGCTATCGTTCCGGCGTCAACGATATGGGCGGTGAAGTGGGTTTTTCCGTCGTCGTCAACATGGGCGGCAATCGGTCGTCCAGCGGCAATCGGCTGGTGCATTTCACGGACAGATCCGCATTGAAGATAAGAAGGAATCGCTTTCCGCATGGCTTCCGCCGTCACAATCTCACCATCGGAGTCAACCGCTTCCGTCGAGGCGATGCCAGAAACCATTAGAGAACCATCTTCGGCTGCGTCGAATTTTGCTATCGCGCCGTAAAAATGGATTTGTGAATTGCCTGTCATCTGTGCAAATCATTCGTTGAAAAAAGTGTTGACCGCAAGTTTGTCGGGTAATAGACTTCGTTTAATGACGTTCGCGCAGGAGATAAAAAAGTGGCGAGCCACGCGCTGCCAGAAACAGGTGAATGATATTTTCGGCGTCTCCCTTGCTTGCTATCGCGCATGGGAGCAAGGCCAAAATGAACCGTCGAAATTAGCGCAAGAACAGATTCGCTACCGAATGATTTTGTCTGACGCTGGACTATCACCGGAAAGAATCAGAATCGGATATTTACAAGTCATCAAACAAGTCGCCGCCGAAATTCAAAACAGGAAATGAAAATTAAAAAAGGAAAAGGAAAAACTGTCTCAAGTATAATTCTTGAAGAAGGAGTTGAATTGACCATCAATGCTGCCGGTGCGCCAAAAAATGTCACTAGAATAACTCTCAATGGAGAGGCTTTTTACAAGCCGACCCCGCCCAAGATTTCAACAATAATTTGGGGAACATAATTTTATGAGACGCTACGCCCTCTATTCCTCACCCAACGAAAACCCCATTTTTGTCGAAGGCGACAAGTTTGAAATCAAGCGCAAGCCTGATGGTCTGCGCGTCACCGTTCACGCCGAGGGTAAAAAGAAACAAGTCTTTGACGGCGTGGTTATTTTTTGCGAAGTGTCGGAGAAAATTCAGGTGAAATGAAAATCCAATTTGAAAAAGGGTGGATGAAATTAGAAATTTTTAGGAAGGTTTATTCGTCCGTTTTTAGGGAGCAGGAACAAATCGTTTGGATGTTCAGCCAAGCAGACATCCGCCGATGCTTTAAATTAAATCCGAGATTATTATTTTGAAATTCACTCTCGAACAATTCGACTTCTCGCAACTGAAACCAGATTCAATCCTCATGGTCGAGGTTGCCAATGCTTCAAAACCGAACATGGACGCAGCTCAAAAAACCATTGCGGCCATGAAGCAGACTGGAAAAGTTCCGAAGGACACACTCTGTCTTTTGGCCAGTAAAGAAAATCCAATTAAAATCCACGAACTGTCGGAAGAAGTGATGAATAAAAACGGTTGGATTAAGTTGAAAGAAATTTCTCTTTGGAAAAAATGCGAAAACACCCTCAAGGAAACAATCATGCTCACGCTTCAGCCGAAACAATATGTCGGGACTCAATGCGGAAAGCAGAAAGGACATTCTGGAAATTGCGAGTTTGAAATTTCAAAAGGATTTTCGCTTTCCTGTCCAGCCACGTCTTGCGATGTTCAAGTTACGGAATAGACCCCTTGTTTTTATTTTTGTGGTCGGCCTGCGACTTGTCTGATTTATGAAACAAAAATTGCCAGACAGATTTATCCGTCTGGCAATCCAAGTCCAGCCAATCCGATACCACAACAAGCCACAGCTTGCCGGAACTTTGCAAACGCTACCGAACCATACCGGCAGCAATTAAGCCGCCCGAATCTCGCCCAACTGAACCCAACCATACAACACCCATCCATGCCGGAACTCGCCTTGAGACACCCAACCGGATTTGCAGCCCGAACCTAACCGAAACCGACATTGGCTGACCAATGCCTGACCGAACACCGCCGCGCCTGTTCAATCGTCCAAAACTTCAAAGCGAGTCACATTGAAACGCCCGTAGCTTGGACGAAAATCTGCCAACCCAATCAGCTTTCCAGCCGCTTGAATTGTTGAGTTCAAAAGTGTTTCGTCAATGTATTCCGGCAAGTTGACCATCAGAATAAATGATGCCTTCCAACCTTCCTTCATGGCTGGACGCGAGCGGGTGATGCCATTGCGCTGAATAACAACACGCCGTTTGTCGAGATAATCCCAATCCTTCGCTCCAAGTGACGCCAATTCCGTGAGGCTGACAATCGCGGCCTTGAACAAATCCATTGCGGACTTGCGCGGGCTGCGCGGGTCTTGCTGGAATTTAGCGGCGGCGATGATGGCTCCGCGCAGGTATTCACCGGGAATACAGATTTCACCTTTGTCATTCCGATAGACGTAGCTTTCCACGTCGTCAGACTTTTTCTCCGCGCTGCCTTTCTTGGCGGCGGCTTTGGAGGCGACTGATTCACAATTCCACCGATGGAACATGATTGGGCAGACGCCTTGAATTTCAACGAGCGCACGATACGGCAACTGCATTTCAATTCCGTTGTGCGCGCCGTTAGTTGGAGTTTCCCCACCGAGAGCGGTGAGGCGATTTGCTTCTTTTGTTTTCATAATAATTAACCCTGCCATGACCGACCGAACCTAGCCGAGACTCGCCCCAAGCAGCCGAAGCGTTCCATGCCATTTTCGGACAAAGCACGCCCCGCCAGAAGTTCATACGCTTTGACTTGGGAAGTCATTGCCAACGGGCAAGACGTGCAAATTTTATTTGTGTGACTTATGCGGTATGAAGCGCATTTACGAAAACAGACTATCAAAATAATTTTCTATTGCAAGAAAATTTTCAAGGAATTGAGCCTTTATTTTTGTTGGAATGGTCGGATTTAGATTTTCCCATTTTGTCAGCCTGCGGCTCGGTGATGTCTTTCACCTCCATTTTTAGACCAAACATATTTGTTAATTTTTGCCCTTCTTCTTCCTTCACGAAAATTCCTGACAGAGCGAGCGATTGCAAAGTTTTCGCCAGCATTGCCTGTTGGTTGGCAGACACGCCGCCACGCACAGACCGGCAACGCCCCTTGTAACCATTGATTCTCAAAATCGGCTCAAAAATCTGCTGGCTCTGCATATCGCAGAAACTCCGCTTGTCAAACAGACTCCATTCCTCGCGAACTTCACCTTGCAAGTCGGCCTGCCCGCTGCCGCCGGTTAATCCGTTACCCTTGCTGCTGCTAGACATGGTTTGGCCGACGATGCCCTTCGTGATTTGCGAGTCGAGCATATCAATCGCCTTGATAAATCCGTCCGTCATGCTCGAAACCTGAATCTCCTTCAATTCAATCTTCGTTCCATTTGGCACAAGTAGCGCATTTATTTTGCTCGCTTGGTCAAATGCTTTGGTGAGCAAATCGGAAACGCCTTTGTCCTTGATGTTGGCCTGTGCGACGGCGAACGGAGAGCCGTAGCGTTCCATGTTCCTCAAAAGCCAGTCAATCAGTTGCCGCTTGTAAAACCACAAAGGAATTATACCGCGCAAGACGCAGCCGAAATTTTCCCTCATGCCGGAAGTTGCCACTTGCGCCGAGTGAATCACATGATGAATTTTGTCCGGCTTGTAGCCAGTGGCGAGACTCCAATCAATGACACCGTTTGGGAGCGTCCCGTAAAATCTCAAATCGGCGTGCCAGTCTTGAGGATTCCAGATATAAACCCCGTTCTCGTTTGTCTTGGGCGGATTGTAGGTCGAAATGCTTGGCGGGTTATTTATAGGAACCGCGCCCGTGCCGCTGATGAAAGTGTTGCCGGGAACTTGACTTTGACCGGGAACGCCGCCACCGCCAGCCATCCAATATGCAACTTTGTAGGTGAACAACGGCCACGGAATCGGGTGAAGTAATCGCAATCGCCATTGTGTCGGGTGACGGAACTTGTGCGAATCCTCCGGTTCAACTGGTGCATAAACTTTTTCACAGGCTGACACCGGCCAGATATGCCCTTGCGCCAGATGCGTTGAACCTTCCCGCCAGTTGTCGCAGTTGGCAATGACGTCCTCGATAAATTCTGCTGACTTTTTATCCTCTGCATCGTCGGGGTCAATCGGTTCAATCGTTTCGCTCTGACCCATGAAGGACATGACGCGCTGCCCAATCATCGCGGATAAGTGCGGGTCGTTTTCAATCATGTCGCGGAACAACGCGAACATATAAAAAGGTTCTCCAATTTCGGAATTTTTTATCGCCTTCTGGATATCGTTGAGATTGACGCGATAGCCGAGTTGAGGCGGTTCACCGAGGCCGGAAAGACGGGCTTGAATCTCGGTCAGGATTTGCTTCTCCGCGTCGGCGGACATTTTATCCAGCACCGAGCGGGATTTTCGGAAGGACAGATTTGCGATTCCTAAAAGGTTCACGTTGCCAATAGCATTTACCGCAATGCACGGAAAAGTCAATTGCTGATTTTCTTGACATAATGCCGCGACTTTGGCAATCTGATTTCAATGAATGGGGAAACGAAAAACACTTGCGAGAATTGCAGGCATTGGGATAAAAACCCAATTCGTTCCCAAAGGCTTGAGCCGGTTGGTCATTGCTACAGAGCGGTTGGAGATTCACAGCCAAAGAACAGGGTTGATAGAATTATTGGCGACCTTCTTGGCGCAGATTACATTGAAACCCCAAAAGGGTTCGGGTGTCTGCATTTTCAAAACAAATGAAACCGCGCCATAAATTATACAAATCTCTCCGTGAGAAAATCGGCGCGCGCAAGGAAGTGTCGAAGCTGCTTGGCATCCACGTTCGCACCCTTGAACGCCGCGAGGATGGGCAAATCAAAATCTCGGATGAAATGGTCGCGGCTTTGGAGTTTTGGTTGAGGATTGCACCCGTCCAATTAGCTGGCTCTGCCTTGGGAAAGTTATCGCCATCTGAGTTAATTAAAAAGTGGGAAAAAACTTTATGAAATGCTCCTGCGCTGAAATCTTGACCGAACCCAAACGGCTTAAAATGAAGCTGGAATATCTGGTTTATGAATTAAGCCTTTTGATTGAATTTTATCCCGAACGAGAATCGTGCATCGCGGAAACTCAACGGTGTATTTTCATAAATTGGACAAAATATGAGGTGGCTAAAACTTTATGAAATGCGAACTGTCTGGAATCATCCACGACCAGCCAAATCCGCCGCCTCTGCCTCCGCGATAAGCCTGTCCGTGTCGTTGTAGCCGATTTCATGGACTGGCGCGCTTAATCCTTTCCAGCCGCTAAAGTTTATTGGCTTGGCATTTTTAAGACAGGATGATTCAGACATTACCAGCCCGTTTCTGGCGGCCTCCAACGCATCGTCGCCACCTTCATCAGTTTCAGGGTCGGCGTTCATCTTGATAATGTCGCCAGCTTTTTTCGGGTCAACCTGCGCCACTGGAATTTGCGCTATCAAATTTTCGCATGATTTGTGAATAAACCAAGTCGGCCTCATGCCCCTTGAAATGTCGCCAAGCCGCTCCTGCATCGTTGACCATGCGTTCACGCGGTCAATGTCGACGCGGGTTAAAATTATTCCGTTATCCCGATATTGTGTTGCAATCGTCGAGCCATCACTTTCCGTCTTAAAGCAGTCCCCGCCAGCCGCGATATATTCCAAGTCTGCAATTTCAAGATTCCTCAACCGTAAAATGTCCCGTATGTTTTCGGCGTGTTCGGCTACAAGCGTGTTTGATTTGTGATATTCGTCGGTCGTGTAAATGTCCCCGTCCACCGTTTCGCAATGAAGGTAAAAACAATTTGGATGCTTGAACCCGTAATCCATCGAGCCAAACCACCTAACCCCCTTCGTCACGTCAAAATTTATCTGCTCATTGGGGAATACGTGCGTTGCGATGCTCCAATTTGTAAAAAATGCTCCGGCCTGAAAATCTGGATTTCCCTCATACCAAGAAGTGAATTTCCACCCGACGTAAGATTTTAACTTGTTGACGTATTCGGGATTGTTGTGCCGGTTATCATGGACGGTCGCCAGAATGTATCGCGTCTCGATTTCCGATTTGTTTTTCCACGGCTCGTAAAACATGGACTTGACCCACTGATGACCAATGCCCCCCCAGTTCCACGCCGCATAGATTCGGGGACGCCAGCCTTTTTTTGAAGTGCGAAGGCAGGAATTCAGGTCGTCAAACTTCTCAAACGTGAGCGTGGTCAATTCTTCGTAGGCAATCCCGTCATATTCCTGACCAAGATAATTTTCGATTTCAGACGCATCTTTGAAATGGCCGATGATGATGATTGATCCTGATTCGGTAAATTTTATTTCCCCTGCCTGTTCCCGATACTCGTAACCGCCGCGTGGCATTGTCGCCTTCAATAAATCCCGAATCTGCTGGCGCAGTGATTTTCCAGATTTCCTGACGTAAAGGAATTTCAGGCCTGGAAACCTAACGCAATCATCCACCATGACCTGTGCGGACATCCATCGGCTTTTTCCACCGCCACGCGCACCACCCACCCCAACGGCAGTAGCACCACAATCTTTGCAGCGCAAGGGGATTTCCTGTCCCAACTGATAAAGCGATTCACATGAGGCGCATCGAATGTCGCAACTTCTGGCCGCCGCAGCCATTTCCATCTGCTTCGGCTGCAACACCACGCCAGCCCTGAAAAAATTAACCATCTGGTCGGGCGGGCATCCGTATTTGTCGCCCTCGGCGATGTAGTCGAACAACGCCTGCTCGATTGGCGTCAGCTTTTTTGTTTTGGCGGGCATAAGGATTCGCGGGCGTCGTCAAGCTGGATGTTGAAAATTTCCACCAGCGTCAAAACCTGCGGACTGAACACCACCGGCACCTTCTTCCTTTTAAGCACGACCTGATTGCCTTGCAGGATGCTTTTGACATCCTCCTCGAACCTGATTCGCTCAAGCTCCTGGATGGTCAGCCATTTGATTGACATGAGCCGTTAATACCGAACGGCCAAAAAATTTTCAAGGACTGATTTCCAAAAACTAATCCTGCCAGAAGGTTTTCTTGACCCAGTTCCAAAAACCAACAGGCTTGGGAGCGTCAACCTTGACGATAACGGGGGCTGACGTGTGAATCACGGGAACAGGCTCAACCTTCGCCGGATGAACTGACATGACGTGAGGAGCGGGTGCGGCGGTTAGGCTTCGCTTTTGACCGCGATATTTTTTACGGCTGTGACTGCTCATGCGACCAACCTTAATCCCATTCCAGATTATTGTCGAGTGGGGTGTTTCACTGATACGCGACTTGAAAATTATTTTTGGGAACACCTTTCAAAAAGACCGGCAATAGCGGGGACAAAATGCATGTGGTGAGATGTTTACCCAACATCGGGCGCATGGCCATATTTCTTTTCACTTGTGACGCAATGAATAATAGTTCGTTTCCATACGAACCATTTAATTGACCTGATTTACATTCAAAAGCATTTAACCATTAACATCTTACAACAATCACCGAAACATTGTGCATCACTGTCCACAAATGGCACTACTTTTGTTCAATGTTATCAATGGTTTTAGGAGCATCCAACAGCTTGTCCTCGCGGGGATTAGTTATACTGCCAACCTGTCTCTGCTTGCTCTGATTGAACAAGGCAATGACCCTGGCCGCCACGTCGTCGCCCATGATGACGTTGGTTTGATTGGTTGGCTGCTGGCGATCACCGAGACGCTCTGGAGCCAGCACACGCTCCGCAAGCCAGGCCTTTGCCCGCCAGTCGCCGGTCTTGGTGTAGGTCTTGCCATTGGGCAGGTTGATCTCGCGCTCGTCCCCGGCGTTCCTGATGGCCTTTATGCAGCCGTGTAGCTTGTTCCCGCGCAGGCGCGTAAGTAATGCGTCAAATTGCGGCTTGTGCTTTGCCCTCTCTTTAAATCGAAACCATTGCCTTACGTTTGAAATGCCAATGTTTAAGCAGGCTTCCGTCTCCGTCAGGCTGTCAGTTACCAAATCAGCTATTGCTTCGGCGTCCTGCCAAGTTATGCGTCTTGCTCTTGATTTAGTGGCTAAAACTTCGTCCATTTGTTCAAATTGGCATTGAAACCGCTTATTGTCCATCTATGAATGAGAAAAACTTGCGAGAATTGTTTCGGGACTTGGATTTGCTTGAGCAGGATTACAAGTCACTTGACTGGCCGCTGGATGAGATTAGGACGGTGAAGATGGATGTTTGGACACGGCTTGCAAGCGGAAAGTTTGGGGTGATTGGATTTAGACAGAGTTCGCCCTTAATTGTTGGTGGCTTGGCGTTTGTCGGAGAGCTTCCGCGTCAAGTGTTGCTCGGCTGTCAGGCTCGGCAAACTGGTGATCTGCCGGTGCGGGCAACTGTGATTTGTTCGGCCTGTCCAATCGCGGGCGATGTTCGGAGTTCGGGATTGCCCGTTCCTAGCTTGTGACACGACAAGCGGCGTTGCTGGTGAGCGTGAACAGTGTCGGACTGTTGGCCGTGCGATTGGAGTTCAAACAAAAAAGCTCGCCAGCGTGAGCCAGCGAGCCAGTTGAATGAATTACAGCCGCGTTGCCGGACACTTGCCCGACAAATCCTAAATTGAGTCTGACTGTAATTATCATTCAAGGCAATCAATCTCACGTCCTGCCGCTCCTGTCAAATAAATCTTTCAAAATTCGCTTGACCGCTTCCGATTATTCTGCGATTGTCTCTGTGTCAGCGGCAATAACGCCATGATAAAATGTCTAAAACAACGTCTATGAAAATAAGCCCAAATGATATTCTTCCCAATGGAACAGCCGTAAAGGTTCAATCCAAACTTGGAAATGTGGTATCTTGTGAAATAAAGCGAGACCAGTTTGGAATCCCAATTTCAGTTCACACCGTCCAGTTCACACAACGCTTTAGCCATAAAACGGCGGGTCTGGCGATTTACAAGCCGATGAACGAAACCAGAACGGTGAACTACTCGTTTATTGAAACGATATGAACACGCCAGCAATTGACCCTTGGGAGGTGGAAGATTTTCTGCAATCTTTTCACGCATCAAACGGACATCGTGTTTTCCATAAGATGACAGACGAAACGATTTCCGCGCACGCTGACAGCTTCGGCACAATTTTGAGTTTTTCGGCATTTGACGAAGCATTTGCAAAGGCTCAATACTCAAAGGGGCAATGGCTCGAATGTTGCCGATATTGGCTGAAAAATGATTGCGCTGGCGTTCCACTGAAAATCATAGCCAATATGCTTACAAGGACTTTATCCGAGACGGTTATTTAGACGTTTCCGGCTCGGTTAGAACTAACCCGCTGTCTCACGATGGCGGGTTTTTTCTTCCATCCCCATCTTGATCCGAAAGTGTGAATCAAAAGCCGTAATCAATCTCTGGCATGGCAAACCCCGCGCTCTTTAGCCGGTTGCGAAGATTGTTTGCGGCGGCGCGGCTAGAGCCACGAATTGCGGCAATTTCACGGTCTGTTTTAGTCCAGTCCAGTTTGAATGATTCAATCAGATAGCCGTCGTTTATTGAGTCGCACGGCGCACCACCAAACCAGCGGCTTTCCGTCGCCTGACCCTGGCGCTTGTATGCGTTGCCGATTTGATTTTCAAGGCGGTGAATATGTTCGCCGATTGTTTCCCTGATAATTCTGAATTTGAGCTTTCGGCGGTAAAATTTGCCCTTGCGGTTGCGAAGGTGATAACGCTCGCGCTTGGCCGGATTTACGGTCTGGCCGATATAGACGCAAACTCCTTTGGAATTGAACAATCCATAGATGAAACATTCTCTGCGATTCATGCTTGACAATATACCAAGCCGTTGCTAATGTCAATGAAGTTAGGCGAATTAAAATTATGAAAACAATAAATCCATCTGTAACAGTTGAAGGTAAAACAATCCGATTTGGAAAAGATTTTGTGGATGCGCTAACTGGATTCATTAAGTCCAAGGGCACGGTTGAAATGTCTGGCGTCCAGTATCTTTGGGTTTCAACTTTTAGCGCGGCTGATACTGACTCTTTCATGTATCGGCTGGCGGAATCTGAAAACAAGCGCGTAACCGGCATGATGTCGCAGGCGATATGAGCGCAATCCAAAGACACCGGCTAGTAACGGAGGCGGGCTGCTATCGCAACTGGCGTCCATTGGCGGGCAGCGACGGCCATTATTGGAGCTTTCTGCGTTGGGAATATATGAGCAAGGAACATGGAATCAGGGCGGACGAAGCTGATGCTGCTTGGCTGATGTTCCTGAATCGCCACGGCGAAACATACCCGAACGGAAACTGGCGCGAAAAGGAGCTTCAATACGAGCTAAAACTAACAACTAAATAACTTTATGGACTACTGCCATTGTGCCGAACCCGCGCCGGAAACGGTCAACGGAAATGTTATATGCTTGAATTGCCGCTGGCTGTATGAAGAACAGCTTTACAATCGTGATTCACGCGTCCAGCACGCTAAACAAGAAGCGCGGAGATTCACCAAAGAGCAGCAAGACATTGTGGACACGATAATGCGCGAATCAGACACCCAAGATTAACTTTATGGAAAAATCAGAAATAAGCGCATCGTGGGACGTTTCGTTGGACTGCGATTGCCCAAAGTGCGGAAAATATGTGAACCTGCTCGACGCGCCTGATTTTTGGGACGGTCGAACACTCGACATTCCAGAACACGGAACGGAAAACAGTGATAACCTCGAAGTGCAATGTCCTGAATGCGGCCATGATTTCAAAGTGTGCTGCGAATGGTAAATTTTAATTTATGGCAAAAACCAAACTAACAAAAGCGCAAAGGGAAACGCTTGGTGTGATCGGCAGCATCGGTGGAAGCAAAAAATCCGCCGCTAAAACCGCTGCCGCCAAGCGCAACATCGCGAAACGTTGGGCGAATAACTCTAAAACACCTTGAAAACATTGGTGAAAATAGATAAAGAAATATCTTGTGCTTATACCAAGCGGTTGCTATATTAATCCCAGTTCAGCAACAAAAACACAGTCAACAGATTGAAAATATGATTAAGACATTTGAAACAAAGCATGGCAAAACGACGGTGGAGAATATCAACGGCAAAATCTTCATTTGTGACAAATTCGGCTCAATCGGAGTTAGCTATTTGCTCGGATGGACTTTTGAAACAGCTTGCGAAAAAGTAGCCGCCGGACTGTGGAGAAACCTTTAACCTAACCCCCTCTGGCAATTCCGCCAGCGATAAATAAAAAGGCTAGAAAATATGAAATCTTATCAAATGACGGCAGTAACAAGACCGTGGAATGAAGGCGTGAAAACCACTTTTCTAATTGACGGAAAGCGCGTGTCAAATGCTCGCTATGGAGCTATAAATTGTGCGGCAACTCGCAAGGATACTTTCATGACGACAACGGGCAAGGATGGGGCGATCCGCCAACATCACTTTGCTTATTTTCTTTAACCCCCAACCATTAACCAAAAATTCTGGGATTAACCAGAGGAAAGAATAAAATGAAAAAAGAAAACATCATTGCAGCAATTCGTAAATTCATCGGTCAGCGTTCGGGTATATCGTTCGCTGATTATCAGAGCGGAGACTGGAAAGCCAGCCGCGAAGCGTTTAACGGCGATTACCGGCCAATGCTACGCGCTGGGCAGGATGCTCGCGTTTTGCTCGCGGCGGTCAGCGGGCGCGACGGGATAGCGGCGGAAGGCATTGTGGCAGCTTGCCGTGCGTTCGCCGGACGTTTGCAGCTTGTCGAACGTGACGGCGCGGTTGCCGTGGATTACACGACCGGCCAATACTTTCCGACAGAATACCGCAAGGCGGCTTGCGCGGTCTTGGCTTCGGCTCTGTGGGATTACGCACGGGAGCAAGGATACGCGACGGGCAACGAAATCCGTAAATGGGCGCGGCAAGAGTTTGGGCGTGGTATTGCCTCACGCTGGTTTAACTAAACCCCGATAAAGCTGATACTGAAATAAGAATATGAAAACTAAAAACGCAACTCCTGTTCGCAAGGCTGTGATTCTGTTCAACTCTATACAATCATTGGAGAACAAGATTGAATCACGCGAGCGCAAGTTACACGCCATCACTGATAATTTGAACACTGAAGAAATGGCCGAATACGTTGCTAAAACAGCAACAGTCCAATAACATGAAACTCTTTCTTAAAACCATCAGCGTCATCCTCGGTTTAATCGCGGCGACAATCATCGTGTGGCTGGTCGCGATTGGGCTGATGGCGTAAGGGGTTTGGATGAGAAAAGATTTATGAAGAAATGTGTTGAAATAAATTTATGATTATCATAAAGTCTCGCCATGAATAAATGTTCTAATTGCGGACACAATTGGAAATCCCGCGTCAAGAAACCGAAAGCGTGTCCTTCGTGCAAGATTTACACTTGGAACAAACCAAAGAAACATAAACAACACTGAAAGGAAGGGTAACTCTATTTGTAATTTCAAAAGCGGAATCGTGGTTAAGGATGGGAAAGAAAAAGGCGGCTTCCGCCTGTTAATGTCGCCGTGGACAGAATCGCACAGCGAACTTGAGATTATTCACAAGCTGCGTGACGGAGCACGTCTGACTTATGCGAAGGTTGAATTTTCACCGCCAGATTTAATGACGGCTGACAAGGTTGAAACCTACAAGCTGAAAATTGACGAGGAGCGGACGCCGGATTGGTTTGACGACGAAATGAAAGAACGTGTCACGGCTAAAGTGTCGGCATATATCAAAACAATTATTGTCACCGGCGACGTTCAGCTTTTGATTGGCGGTCAGTTTATTATCGCCGCTGGCGCAAAAGTAGAATGTGCAAATAACATGGTGATTAACGCGCTCATTGGCGGCACGGTGAATGACATCAGGGGCGGCACGGTGAATTACATCAGGGGCGGCACGGTGAATTACATCAGGGGCGGCACGGTGAATTACATCAGGGGCGGCACGGTGAATGACATCAGGGGCGGCACGGTGAATGACATCAGGGGCGGCACGGTGAATTACATCAGGGGCGGCACGGTGAATTACATCAGGGGCGGCACGGTGAATGACTTCCCTGACGTAACGGATCT